AAAAATAATTTTAAAAAAGAAAAAAAAGAAAAAAAAGAAAAAAAAATAAAAAAACAAACTCTTGAGGTTCAAGAGAATGATGATTTGGAATCATCTCTATCAGGCCCAATTGGTGAGGCTATAGCTAGGGGTTTTAAAAAAAGTACCGCCATGACACTACCTACCTGGGCTCCTAAAGAGGATCTCAAATATACTCCATTTATTATTGATGATGAAAAACCAACTAATCCTCATTTCTTTTCAGCAGAGGAACGCAGATTCTTAGAATGGTATGCACTCATTAAATTATTGGTCAAACCACAAAAGTATAGAATCTGTGAAATAGGAGCCTCAACAAGATTAATCAGGAAATTTATAGGCTCTTACAATTTATTCATTAATCGCGCAGTAATAGAAGATGCAGATGTGGAGAGGAAATTTAAGGTGGATCAAGCAATTACTCATTTTCACAAGCAAGATTTCTTCTCTAGTAATTACTGCAATTGTGAGCTAAAGGGTCAATTGTGTCAACACATCCGTAAATTCAAACCGCAGTTTATAGTGATGACCCATGTAATGTATTATCTAAGTCCAGCATTGATCTTCAACATTCTTGACTCAGGTATTCCAATAATCTTTGTAAACCATATATTTAATCCCAATCTTAACGATGGTTACTTCCATAATGGTAAGACAGTTGAATACCGTTGGCGAAGGACTATAGATAATCATATTTCCATGTCCCTTTTAAGTGATAAAAAATACTACCACAAGGAAATTTTAAATTATCTATATGATAATTCATGTTATCACGATGGAAAAGCTTTTTTTAGAATTATCCATAGAATCCGTCATGATAGCATTGATCATGTATGCGGTGTAGTATTTCCTTCCCAAAGCGATTTCAGTGTTCCTAAATTGTTTAAAGATTCATTACCTGATGAGTGTAACACTGAAACAAATATCAATCAAAAAATAATAATAGCCAAAACTGGTAATAAACTTGCACCAGTTATGAATATCCAGGACGGAGATCAGGTGGTTTTCCCAGTCAATGATAAAAAACCAGAGGAAGGTTTCTTTGCTGTACGTTCTATCAATCGTAAATTACATTTTAAATTGGTTTGGGACAAATCTGATTATGGTAGGTTGTTTTTTAATAATTCAAAAGAAAGGGGATTCGAGTTCTTCAATAAGGAAAGATGGAATCAATTATTTACTGTTTACACACATATGGAGGAAGATTGTGATTTCTGTGTTTCTCAAGAATCCTTCAATCTACTCTGTTCTGATGTGATAGTCGGTCTCGATCCCAAAAAAATGAGAGCTTCATTCGCATCTTTTCTAAGGACTACCGGTAAACAAAATAATCCATTATCTTTCTTAGCTCTCTTAGAAGCTGTCATGGAAGAAGTCGTCGTAATGGAACATGGTTTTGCAACTTTACAAACCAGTGAAAACTACAAAAAAATTCAAATGTTCCAAAAAGGTACTTATGTTCTCGATTCGAAGAAGCCATGGTATGAATTCTATAAAACAATCAAAGAAATTAAAAACCTTGGTGATATCAATACCTTCCTAAAGAACGAGAAACAGGATGAAATCAGGGACAACTACGTAGTCAACAAATTTTCTTACGATTTCATTCAAAATTACCCCGAAAAATTATGTTATTTCAAATTAGCTGGAGATTGCCATTTCAAAGGATTTAATTGTCTTAATCAAATTAATAACAATATAGAAGTTCAATTTAAAAAAGAGAAAATGGAAGAATTTACTAAGAAAGAGGAAGCTATAGTCGAGAAAAAAAATAAAAAAGAGGAAGAAAAACCAATAGGTATGCAAAGGAAGAAGTGGAATGTTGAGGTACAAAGAATAGAAAATAAAGTCGATAGGTATATCAAATCTCTAAAACAGGATCATCACCAATTGGAAAGTAAAAATAATAGGAAACTCGGAAAATACAATCCTTTCATGTTAGCCAAAAGGAAAACTGTAAAGCCCATTGATCCCAAAGTACAAGATGATGACTTAAGATTCCTTAAAGATCTATATACTGAAGTAGAACCACTAGTAAAACACAGGGAATATAATGAAAAGGTATATCAGTCATGGCAGAAGGCAAATAAATGGTATTGTTGTTTTTGGATCAGTTTAATATCCCAATTCCAGAACCTCAAGGGACCCAAAACCTTTGATAATTTACAAAAACAATTTCTAGATTTTATTAAAGATGCAGATGAATATGTGTACGAAGTACTTCTTGGTATCTGGAATACAAGCCCTGATGGAGTTATTTACGAAAATGCGGTAGCCTTCTGTGCCAACTATAACATTAATACCGTATTCTGTATTCATTATAAGGGCCATACATTTTATGATGTGATAGGTGATGTCAACTCTAAGGAGGAGTTTGCTTTCATACATGCCTGGGGTGATCACTACACAATTGAATATCAAAATAGGGATGGAATATATGACAATGTAGATGATATCACCCGCTATAAAGGAGGAGTTGATTTCAATATTCCTAAATATTGTATAGATGAGAAAAATTATTCTGCATTTCCCTGTGAACGTCTAGATGAATCCGCTGACTCAATAATCTATCATGACTACTGCCAAAGTATGAAGTTTGATATTCGTGACACTTTTGATGAAATGGTCAAGAAATTACCTTGTTGTTGTAAAGAAAATCATGGTATTAAAATAAATGATGTGGAAGGTGAGGCAGTAGATAAGTGGATCTACTACCAGCAATGCCCCAGAAATTTGGCTTTTTGTACAAGGAGGGTTCTAGATAGGTTGCCAAGTGAAGTGCCAGAAATTAATGAAAAAATATTTCAATATTATTGTCAATGGTGGAGGCCGAAAATTCGCGATGCTATTGTCAGGTTATTCCATATAGATTACATACAATGGTATGAAGATATTAAGACTTATGCAAAGCAAAAGGAGGTGCAAAAATACATTTATCATGTGTTAAATAATGAACCCATACCAGATTCTGAAAAGGATTATAGCTATGATGCCTTTGGTAAAGATGAATTCCAACACATAGGAGATAAATTCAGAATGATATGCAATCCATCCGGATACCACAAATTCATAGCAGGAAATGCCACTAAAAGCATTGAAGCAATAATGGCCTCGGTATTCGGTCCAATGTTTGCTGTGGGGAGAAGTTATGAATACAAGGAAAAATATATTGATGATATGGATATGGCAGGTTATAACAAATTCATAACACTAGATCTTTCTGGTTTTGATCAGTCACATAGTGAGGGAACAAGGAAAATCTGGAAAAGCTTTATCAATGATATAATAGAATTGTGCCCAGATGAGATTAGGAAATACACCACTCCTGAGGAATTTTATAAAGTTCATTGTGCCGACTACAGGCAGATTAAATTTCATTGTATTAAGGACAAGAAACCTTTCTTTTTATGGGATATTTTTATTAAAGATAAGCTGCCTTCCGGTTCTGCTTTTACTTCTACAATGAACACATTAATCATGATTATTAATGTTCTTTATGTTAGTTACAAAAGTGGTGTTGAAATAATACCCCATGCCTCTGGCGATGATGTCCTATGCCATAGTACAACAGAATATAGTGATGACACTATCAATGAAGCTTTTTTTAAAGTATTTCAACCAAAAGATGAACCAGGACCATGGGGTAATGGATTAATCCTGAAGTATTGTGCAATAACTACTGATATCAATAAAATTAAACCTTGTTCAACAGAGGTCTTTAAGTGTAGAGTGCACGGAGCCAAAATATGTAGACCTTTTTATAAAGTAGTTGAATCAATAAATGCTTCAAATAAATATAGTCGCTATATGAAGGATGGTATGCCACTTGATTTATATAAAAGTGTCATTAAGGAGGGGGATAAAGCATGGTATAAAAATTTACCACTATATGAGACACTTTATAATAATTTTTTGCCTGAGGATAAAGAGATGAATACAGCTGCCATACAACTATTTATCAAACAAAAACCACCCAAGGAATTCTTCACCGGAAAAGTCACTCAAATCATATCAAAGAACCAGCTTAGAAGACAACAATTTGCCTTAAGAAGTATGGGATTGCTAAGAACATGGAGGAAAGGTAAAATTGTTTATGAACAATGCTGTATTGATGCTTTTAATGCTATGATAGATAATCTCTATGATAATCATAATTATTTGGAATTTGTACTTAGTTTTAGGGAAAAAATTAATTATGCATGGTTAGAAAGGGCAATTAAGCATTATAATAATATCCAAAAGGAACTGGAGAGACCACCATCTGAGAAAATTATTGAAAAATGCCGTGATGATGCTACTTTCAAAGTTTATTATCCAAAACAGATGGTTCAGGAAAGAGAAGTGGTTAATATGGTAAATAAGTATAGGGCTGCTCGTAGATTGGAGGAAAACGATGAGCTAGTCGTAGCTGCAGGAAACAATAGAAAGCTCTACAAACCAGCCAATTAAGTCATTCACTTAATTAATTAAATTTATGCTTTAATTAATTTTAATGGACGGCCAATTGATAAGCGTGTTTTTGGTACTTTAGAATAATAAAAAATGTCTATAAGAGTTTAGAAAATTCATACGCTATAGATATATTAAAATTTAAAATTAATGGAAAAGAAATTCAAAAAGATGATGATAGAACTTTATCGTCCATGGGAATTAGGGAAGATTTTACTTG